TTGCAAGACTATAAAGAAGCAGATATACAATCATACTATGCTGGACTATCAAAAGATAAGGAGAGTCTAGAGTTTTACGGAACGCAATATGAACCGAGATCATCTAGTGGATTTTTGTATGACAGCAAGAATATACAACAAGTGGGTCCTGGTATGGGACTTGGAGTCAAGCATTATCTAGTGCAATTGGATGATGATAACAAGATTTCGCTTGATAAAAACGATAAAGGTAAGTTGCTAGATGCGAATAAAAATGAGATCGGTGGGCAGTTTGCAATTGGATCAAAGTTTATGATTGATGGTAATACGGTCTTGATTATAAGTATCTCCTTGCCTAATATCAGTGTAAAAAATATGAAACCCGTGCTTACAAATTTGCTATCGTTGTTTAAAAGTGAATTGGATAAAGAGTCCAGTGTGACTAAAATAGCGGCCGTAGTTTCACTAGGCAATCCTAATCCCAAAATAGAGATAAGTGGATTCTCTTCAGTCAAGGTTCCAGGAACAAACAACCTAATTATTTATAGCCCACAAAAAGAAGGGCCTGTAGAAGTGATATCCCACAGTAATATAGATAACTCTAATGAAATACTCATTAATCTAGCAAATAAATAACATAATCATTTAAGTATTTATTATGTTATTACCAGTCAAACGACTTAATCTTATCGTTAAGAGATATTATATATTTTGAGCAGGTCTCATCTATAGGTGTATACTCGCCATTGTATACGTTTTTTATGTGTTCTAAACCTATTATGATACCCTTTACTAATTTTTTATTAGTTCCTAAGTTGTCATTATAGTCACATATATTATTAAGTTGATCTTTGGCTTGATAAACCATATCTAAAAACATACTGTAATCTTCTAACTCGCGGTTCAGATATTCATCAATATCTTGACGAGTTTGTTTATACCATTTTCTTACCCACATTTGTATAGCCTTGTGTTTGACAAACTCTACATATAGTTTATTGTCATGTATACCGACCTTATTATCTTCTCTCAATGTAGCTAGTGCATTTAGTTTCTCATAAAAAGTTTTTGTATTCACGGTAATATCATTAATATCATATATTATATCACAATCAACATTGTTGGCCATTAATAGTTAACTTAATAAATCTTTATATTAAAAAATATCAAAAATACAAAATTAGTCACCAAGACGATAGCCTTTTCCAGAGAACGGAACAAAACTTTTGCCCGAACTATCAGAAGACTTCTCTGTATTGGTATTGTTGGATATTACAATGTTTCTAGGTTTTGGCTTAATAACAATTACTCTTCCATCAGATAAAATATATTCTTTTGGATCAATCAATTTTTCTTCCTTAATGAAAACGCCAGGCGGTAGAGGCCATTCTTCATCATCAGGCCAGTCATTTGGCTTAAACTCTATATAGTCTATAGGAGGAAGAAAGTCAACCTCAAGATCGGTGTCTATGATAGAAATAGATTCGTTACCTGGTTCTACATTTGATATTAGGATTCCGTAATCTTCATTGTCATGAGTTATTATAATGCTTGTATTCGCAGTAAGTGTATTAAAATCAATTAGTGACTTTTCTAGAATCGCTTTGTGATCCTCTAATGTTAGAAACAAAGAGTCCTGAGGTTGCACTGTAATTTTAGTGCCTTTTGCTAGCCTTTCTGTCATAAGTGAAATACTAATACAGTCCCCTACATTCAGTAGTAATGTTTGTTGCATCCATTGTGGGATATAAACATTACCACTTATTGAAGGATCATGAGAGAATTCTAACGCTTTGCATGAAATAGAATTAGAATTATTATTTACGTTATTCTTAAGAGAGAACATAAACACTGTATTATCTTCAAGTTCTTGTATTTCTTCCAAGATTTTTGATGGAACTATAATGTTATCTCCCTTCAGCACTGTAGTTGTTGGATAAAATGTATCAGTATAACAGTTTAAAACAAATGTTCGGCCGGTCATTTTAATATTCATTTAAAATATCAAAATAATTTTATATTGTTTAACACGATTTTACATTTAAAATTAGGAGTTAGAATGGTTCAACTGTGAAATGAACTAAATAAATGGTATATATCTCATTACATTATTGTCATACATAGTAATCTTGAATGCATCATTATAGCCTTCAACATATACTGTATCACCATCATACAGATTATCACACCCATATTCATTTGTGCAGCTTTTACCGTTGTTACTAACAGGCAATTTAAGATTGTTGTTTTTATCGCTCATTGTATAAAACTGCCATTTGTCGCGATTAGTAATCAAGGGGCGTCCCATCAATGGTAGTATGGTTTCTGTTCCATTAACTCTAGTTAGAATCCCAACCTGTCGGTAAGGCGCATCTTCACCCTGTGTTCTAACATTGATAGGAATTCCACGTGGATCTCCTGCCTTGGTATCAAGTCTGTATCTGTCGTCTTTTAAAGGGGCGGTATAAGGATTAAGTAAGACATCATTGGGAACATTTGAGTAACTAACGCCTGATTGTGGGCGAAGCTCATTTTTTCCAGAAACTTCCTTAATTATAATCTTTTCAGACGCAGGACTATTGTTTTTGCCTGATTCAACCAAAAAGGTCTTAATTACCCAAAACAGTAAACAAACCGCAATGATTATATAGACAATACTAATATTCTCAATACATATTACACCTGGTGGGCATCTTTTTGACATTATAATATATGTTTATATAATTTATTATAATGTCTTACATAGTCGCCTCATTGATTATCGCGGCCCCTTCCTTTCCAGCCTTGTTCATCACTGGAGCTGCATCAGCAAGATCATTGGTTTGCTTGCCTCCCATGTTCAATTTGTCCAACATAGGAGAGATAGAGCCCATCATTTGGTTAGCCTGGTTCAACATACCAGATAGACCTTCAATGCCACCCATACCCTGCATCATTTTGTTTGCACTATCCATAAGTGGACCTATTGCCTTGATCTGCCTGTGAAGATCTGCTTGTGCGTTCTTAAGATTCTGAGTCTGACCATTAAGATCGTTCATATCGCTAGCACTGAGCTGAGATTCTACTTCACCAAAGTTAGCGTCGTTCGTAGCCTTCACATTTATGTCTTCTCCGATAGCAGCAGGGCTTAGCTTTTGCATTCCGGAATACTTTTCCTTCTGATTGCCCGTGTCCTTTTTACTGGGAGCAGCACCGGTAAGCTTCTCTGTATCCTCGTCCCCTTCGTCGTCCTTATCTTTTTTATCCTTGTCCTTCTTGTCCTTCTTGTCCTTATTGTCCTTCTTGTCCTTCTTGTCCTTATCGTCCTTATCGTCCTTATCGTCCTTATCGTCCTTATCGTTGCTCTTCATGCCCTCTCTTACAGACCTGGCTTTTCGGCTAGCTAAGAATACATTAGAGACGACTAAAGCAGCCAAGAGGATAACAGTCATATTGTCACTAAAGTATGAAGTTAAAAATCCGGTGATGACAAAAAATACTAAAGAATCGTAATCCTGTGATGCTAAATATCCAACAACGTTGGTGATAGCGATAAACAAGACAACGTAGAGAACATATTTATTTGTCATAGCCCCTTTCAACATGCGTTCAAGACCCATTATATATATATCTTATAAAAAATTGAATAGAATATATAATTTACAAAACATGTAAATGACTTTAAAATTGGGTATAATTGAGTTACATCATCCACTATTATTTGGCCATGATAGCAACAGTAGTCCCAGTATCGTTAATCATTTTATGGTATATGTATCATTTGATTGCCCTGATAAGTTCTCGTCACTTGAACATAGTAATAAAGAGATGGTCAACCGTTGCAAAAAACATTATAGAAGCTATGCACGACGACAACATCTTCTTCATCCAACTATGAGGAATTACCAAACGTATATAAACCATGATTCAACATTTGAAATTAAGATCTTTAAAATGGAATTGTTACCTGGTGGCGAATATGTAGGTTATCCGATTGGAACATTTTGGCTTAAGGTTTTACAGCGAACTTGGAAAAATAAGTATAAGCTCCTTGTAAAACGAAAACAGTTCAAAAGGCTAAAACAGCGAGAGATTTATGGGTTTTAATCACTTTCTGATAAGTCTTCTTCTTGTATGTCGTCTAGTCTTTCTGTAAGAATAGCCACCTGACTTCTTTCGCTTTGTTCGTTTGGTTCTGTTTCTCTTTCTCATTTTATAATAGAATCAGATATTTATTAATCTACTATCTTATAATATTTACTTAAGTCACCATATATTTTGTTTTGTTCAGATTTAATTAGTTGTATCTCCTTAGTATCCTCGTCTTTTTGATACTCTTTTCTCTCAACATCACTATGCGATATATTATCTAAATACATAAGTATTTTATTGAACGCCAAGATTTGATTTTCCTTTTCTAATATAATCTCTCTTATAAGAGTCTTATACTCTTCTAGCACTTCTACATGTTCTTCGCCTATCAACTCTTCTTTTTTAGTATTTTCAAAAAGCTCTAGTATACTTTTATCACGCTCTCTGTCTAGTCTATCGTCAATGATTGCTCTTTTGTCTTCTAATGCTATTCTATTACCAAAAGTATCCATTAAATTATATATATAATGAATACTTTTTTAAAAGCAGCCACAACATAAATGTTTGACTTTCTTGTTCAGCTTAATCTTTCCTTTCTCAACATCAATGAGGTTGTCAATAACAGTGGGAATCATGATTTTCACAAGAGATTCGTATTTCTCTAGTGCACCGGAATCGGTCTCATCAATAACCAATATAATAGAGTCAATAATAAGCTTCTTCTTCTGCTGTCCTGTGAGGTTTCTCTTCATAGAAGCTAAATGTTTGATGCAAGAGATGATAACTTCCATGAGATTGTTGTGATCTACACCAGCGGGAAAACCCTGCAGAATGAATTTTTTAAGTTCTAGCATTTCTTTTGACGTTTTACGCGCATTCACATCCAATTTTATGTCTGTATTGCTGCGTAAGATTTCATTTTCTGGACCACCCATTATATATAGTATAAACATAAAAAATATAAAATCTTTGCATATAAATATTTAGGATGGCGAAAGCAGTAGCAGAACCTTTATTGCAAGAAGACGATAACCGCTTTGTAATGTTTCCAATCAAGTCACAAAGCATCTGGGATATGTATAAAAAACAAGTTGAATGTTTTTGGAGGGCTGAAGAAGTTGATTTATCTAAAGATGCTAAACATTGGGATACCTTAAATGATAACGAAAAGTATTTTATATCCATGATTCTGGCATTTTTCGCAGCAAGTGATGGCATTGTTCTTGAAAACCTCGGTATGCGTTTCATGGGTGAAGTTCAGTTATCGGAAGCAAGAGCGTTTTATGGTTTCCAAATAGCCATGGAAAATATTCATTCAGAAATGTATAGTTTATTGATTGAGACATACATTAAGGATCCTACCCAGAAAGATAAGCTGTTTAATGCTCTCAATAATTTCCCATGCATCAAGAAAAAGGGTGACTGGGCTATGAAATGGATTAACGACAAACGCAGTAGCTTTGCTACTAGATTGGTCGCATTTGCATGTGTGGAGGGTATCTTTTTCAGTGGTGCTTTCTGCAGTATCTATTGGCTAAAGAAAAGAGGACTGATGCCTGGTTTGACTTTCTCCAACGAACTTATCTCACGAGACGAAGCACTACACACAGAATTTGCCGTACTTCTGTACAGTCAGCTTAATAAGAAAATTAACAAGGCTCGTATACATGAAATAATAAAGGAAGCCGTCGATATTGAGAAAGAGTTTATTAATGATGCTCTTCCATGCAGACTTATTGGAATGAATGCCGGACTTATGTCCCAGTACATTGAGTTTGTAGCCGATAGACTTACCGTTCAGCTAGGTTATGATAAGATATATAATGCTGGTAATCCGTTTGATTTCATGGAGATGATAAGTATTGAAGGAAAAACCAATTTCTTTGAAAAGCGTGTTGGCGAATATGCATTAGCATCAAAGGAAATAAAGGGTGACGAATTTGATCTTTCATGTGATTTTTAATACGTCACTAGCGAGATATAATATCGCAATAGTCGGACTCTATTAAATGTCCAGGTAATAAATGATCTTTTTCATATTTAAAGCAGAATCTACATTTACTGTTTGGTATATGAGGCGCATAATAGATACAACTATTGTTCTTCTTTTTGAAAATTATATTAGGAAGACCGTTACGGATTATGACATTTCTAAGAGGCGGTAAGTTAAATATTCTTGTTAAGCCTAGACTTATAAAGTTCTTAAGTTTTCTGCGGTATAAAGACAATCTCATTACAACCTGTATCCTTAGTGCCATAATGTATGTCAAAACATCATGATTATGATATATAAGACAGTTACATATGATGTTTTTAGTTTTATACTCTCCATTGCTCAAAAATATATATTGAATAAGTTCGGTAGGAAGATCAGTTAAGATCATTATATTTACATATAGCGTTATCTTTGTGTCAAATTCTGCATATAGTAATTATATGCAGAATTCCTAGAAGAGATACTTGCCTGTAAAACATGCGTCACATATATTATCTTTTACTGCATGTAACGTTTCAATGTTAAGATAACTAACACTATCCACATCTAAATGTTTGGGCATGTCTTTAACTTGAATATTATTTGCGAACAGTTCTTCTATATCAGGAAAATCTACGCCGTAAAGACATGGATGTTTGATAGGCGGCGTTCCACTTATAATGTGAATAGACCTTACTTGAGTTGACATCTTGATATACTTGATTAAATATCTTAATGTGTTACCTCTTACAATACTGTCATCTACAATAATAATAGACTTATTCTCAATCTTTTTGGTATCAAGAACGTATTTTTCTTGACATGCCTTTATTCTCTTGTCATTGCTTTCTAATATAAACGTTCTCCATGGGTAATCACTACGTTTGTTCAAGAATTGTATATACTCCAAACCTACTGATTGAGAAAATCCTTTGCCATATACAATACCTGAAGTAGGAACTCCACAGACAATTGCATTTTCAGATTTCATCGTCTCTAATAGATTGGAATTAGTTTTCTTAATCTGATCTTCTAGTTTCTTACCAATTTGAACTCTAAAATTCTCTATTGATAGATTGTTAATAACTGTATTTGGTCTTAGAAAGTAAAGATGTTCAAATGCACAAGTTTTGACCTTGTTATTAGTAATTCTCGTAACTGTCTCAATATCCAAAGTTGAATTATCAATTTTTAGAATCTCTCCAGCACCTACATCTACAATTTCATTTATGTCTCGGAATGCAACAGATTCTGACGCGATGCGAACTTGGTTTACATCTTTTTTAATAGTTAGGGGTTTCAGACCATAGCGATCCCTAAATATCCATAAAGAGGTTGGCGTTTGTATTAGCATGCAGCATGCTCCTGGTATTATATTCATGAGAGAAGTCAATACATTTCTCCATATTTCATCTAAGAATGTCTTATTAGTTAAGCTTTTAACTTTCTTGTTCGCTAGAAAAGCTAAGTGCTCTATAAGATCTTGTAGGATAATAGTATCTGATGGAATAGGATGTCTAATCTTAAACTGTTTATATAGTTTCGCTACATTAGTAAACACATGTATTGGAATATTGCCATTGTGTGCGATACTATATGCTCCTAGTATAGGAGAATAGTATGTTATTGGTTGGCATATGTTCATGAATGACATCTCGTTTCCATCACATTTGGCACCCGACGTTGAATATCTTACATGGCCTAACCATGAATTAGATGAACAGTGTTTTAGTCCCATAATTGGTTTCACTAATCCTATTTTCTTAACGATATTAATCTTTTCATCTTCAACAAACGATATTCCAAACGATTCACGCCCTCTATGTTGTAAATTTTCTAGTCCAAACATGATATCATCGCTATATATTTCATGTTTTGAAATAACAGAATATAACCCACATTCTGTATAAACCATTAATACTAATATGTGTTAAACCTTTATATATTAAAGAATTTAAAATTAATATCACTAGTTTTGTAATATTCCATGTTGTATGAGCTTAGAAGGCTACATATGGTTCCTCAAGTTCTGGTATATGACAACGTTCTGACTAGGGCCAGATATTTTTTGTATATACTCTTCTATATATCTAGTGGTTTCTTTCATAATTTTAAGAATACTCTCCAAAATATATTTAAAATTATAATATCTAGATATTATAAATGTATTTATGGGTAGTCGTAACAGGTGGTGCATTTGCATTCTTCGCAGCTATGGGAATAGGTGCGAATGACGTAGCTAATGCATATGCAACCTCAGTCGGGTCAAGAGCACTGACCATGAGACAAGCTGTTATTTGTGCAACCATATTTGAAACAAGCGGTGCATTGTTAATGGGTTCACACGTTTCTGAAACTATTCGTAAAGGTATAGCAGATTATAGATGTTTTGAGTCACAGCCTGAGTTATTGATGTATGGCTGTATGTGGGTAATATTTTCTGTAGGAATGTGGTTGTTCCTTGCATCATTTCTTGAGATGCCTGTATCTACAACGCACTCATGTGTTGGCGGTATGATAGGTATGGCTTGGACATTAGGTGGTTCTGACTGTGTAATATGGTATAAACCATTAGAAACGTTCCCTTACATGGGGGGAGTAACCGGAATAGTTCTTTCATGGGTATTCTCACCTGTTTTATCATGTGTAATTGCTTCTGGTATGTATTATACTATCCGAGCTTTAGTATTAAGACAAAGTTACGAGTCTTATAGAATATATCTATTATACCCTATTCTGGTCGGATCCACTGTAACACTCAATACCTTCTTTATAATATATAAGGGGGCAAAAGGAATAGGATTACATAACACTGATTTATTGGTTTCTCTCTCAGTTGCCTTTGGTGCGGGAATAGTAACAGGTTGCGGCGTCATACCATTCATACCAAGCTTAAGACGTGCAATCAATGAACGCTACGAGAATAATGCTATTGATGTGGCACCAGAAACGGATGAGGAGCAAAGTATTGATATACAAATGATTGATAATGGTGAGCAAGATGAGACAGCAGTTGAAGATGTCACTATTGAAAACAAAGTTCTTGAATTTAACACCAACGATGAAAAACTGGACACTGAGGTATTTGATGAAAGAGTAATAGAGTTGCATAGCAGTGCTGAGAAATTTGACCCTAGAACGGAAGACACTTTCAGGTATTTACAAATATTTACGGCAATGTGTGATTCGTTTAGTCATGGTGCGAATGACGTTGCAAATGCAATTGGACCGTTCGCCGCTATATACACCATATATCAGGTTGGTGATGTTAGGAAGAACTCTGTAATGAATGAAAATGCATACTGGATATTGGCAATCGGAGGTGTAGGAATGTCAGTTGGTCTGTTGGTTTATGGATATAAGATTATCAATGCTATAGGGACTAAATTGTGCAAGATCACACCATCCAGGGGTGTAGCTATAGAATTAAGTTCGGCAATTGTTAT